GGGACTCCTTGTGTCCAGAAATTTTTGCTTGACAATGGGTTTATCGAGGTTGAAAAACCAAGGCAATATGATATTTTAACCATGACATCGTCGCTAATTCCCGCCCCAATTAATTTAGCGATTTATCTCAAAAACAATACTATCTTACATTATCACAGAAATATGTCGCGGATTGATATTTATAGCAATTACTTTAAGAAATTCACTGATAAAGTGTTTAGACACGCAACAATGCTATGAGTGAAATAGTCGAAATTCATTTACACGGGGTTCTTGGAGAAAAGGTCGGCGAAAAATGGAATCTTGCCGTCAAAAGCGTCGGCGAGGCAATGCGCGGCATCGAGGTCTTATCCGGCCATAAGCTATATAAAAATCTAATAGAAAACGACAAAAAAGGTGTTGGATATAGAGTTTTAATTAACAAAAGAGACTTCTTTGCGCCGGAAAAAATTGATATAAATAAACCAAGTACAATTGCCGCGTCGGAATTGAGCATGAAAGTCAATAACCTGAAGAGTATTGATATTGTGCCAATATTAATGGGCAGCGGGGATAGTTTTCTAGATATTCTTCAAATTATTATTGGGGTAGTTTTAATAATCGTAGCTCTTTGGCAACCATATGCGTGGTGGACAATTCCTGTAATTCTGGCCGGGTTTGGATTTATTGCTAGTGGCGTTATGGGACTGCTAACCAAACCACCGTCGTTAGAGCCTTATCAAGCGGCTCAAAAAAAGTCATATCTCTTTTCTGGTCCATCTAATGTTGTTGACGAAGGCATTCCCGTCCCGGTTGTTTATGGGAAACTTTTAGTCGGCTCTATTGTTATGAGCGCCGATTATGACCAATATCTGTATTATACCGGCGAAAAACAGGGTCAAAAGACTAGCGGAACGGGCGGTGGTAGTTCACATATTGGACAAACGTATCAACAGCAATGAAGTATAATAACGTTCCATTTTCAATCGAGGGATATAAAGGAGGTAGTAGCGCAAGGACTCCAGTAGAGGCGAACGAAGGGATTTATTATGGTACGGGATTAGCCCTTTCGACTACAAAAATTGAGGTTTTAGACCTGATTAGCGAGGGGATGATTCAAGGATTGGTAACGGGTGAATATTTCTTAAGTGGTGTTGTCGGAAATATAGGTTGGAGTAGAGCGACGTTTAAAGCTAATAGTCCCGTTCAGGATATTACCCCGGAAGTCAGATGGCTGCAATCGACTTATTGGAATGATGTCCCGGTGGCGTCTAAAAATGGTCAATTAAACTTTCAACAAATAAGCGTCCAACAAACAAAGGGACCACCTAACGGATCAAATGTCTCAGATCAAATAATTGATGAAATAAAAGTATCTAGAAACATCCAAGAGCGGTTACGCGGCGGCGATGAGTCGGCGAAGATATATAGAATAATCAATAGATATTGTAAATCAGTCGAAGTAAACATCCGAATAGACCAGCTTTTTAAGACCGACGCAACAACCGGCGACACAAATATCACTAATTTAGTTTGGCGCGTTCTATATAAACCAATTTTTAGTAACGAACTTACCGATACCTATATTCACGGCACAACGGTAAACGTGAAAGGTAAACTAACTTCATCTTTTATTAAGTCCTCGCGGGTAGATATGCCCGATAATAGCAATAATGTTAATTTCATTGGTTGGGATATTAAAATAATTAGGGATACCGAAGATTCGACAACTTCAACCGTTCGCGATATTACCACCGTAGATTCAATTACTGAAATCTACGGCGACAAACTAACCTATCCAAATTCCGCCATTATAGCATCTAATTTTAACGCCGAATATTTTCAAGGAATACCCACTAGATTATATTTGACCGACGGAATTAAAGTACAAATCCCAAGTAATTACGACCCCATCCTTAAAACATACAACGAAACAACCCCATGGGACGGGACTTTCAAAACCGATAAATACTGGACCGATAATCCCGCTTGGTGTTTCTATGATTTATTAACCAATCGGCGATATGGGCTAGGTAATTTTATTGACGAGTCGACAATTGACAAATTTACATTATATGAGATTGCCAAATACTGCGACACCCTAGTTCCCGATGGGTATGGCGGCATAGAACCAAGATTGACCTGTAATTTATATATCTCGTCAAGAGACGAAGCCGGGCAGGTAATCAATGAAATGGCCAGTGTTTTTCGCGCCATCACTTATTACTCCGCTGGTAGCCTTTATACTTCACAGGATTGCGAAAAAGACCCAATTTATCAATTTACCAACGCTAACGTTGAAAATGGAGACTTTACTTATTCGTCGTCATCTAAAAAGGCCCGTCATACGGTAGCTTTAGTGCGATATAATGACAAAAACAATCTCTATCGGCCAGCAATAGAATACGTTGAAGATATCGATGGTATTCGTCAATATGGTATCCGCGAAATAGAAATTACCGCTTTAGGCTGTACTTCTCGCGGGCAGGCAATGAGAATGGGTCGCTGGGGGTTATTAACAGAAAGATTAGAAACCGAATCAGTTTCCTTCACGGCGGGAATGGAGGCCGCATATCTGCGTCCCGGAAACGTCGTTCAAATTTACGACCAATTTAGAAACGGAATAAGATACGGCGGAAGAGTCTCGGAAATAACCTGCTCTCCTACCACCACGGATATAGTATTAGACGACGAAGTTTCTCTTGCGGCGGATACTAATTACAAAATTTCTATCTTAACCCCATCTTATGTCTATGATTCAAGTCTAGTTAATGGACTAAATTCCTCAGATATCACTGGTATAAATAGACAACGCATTCAAACTCTAGATTTCACGAGCGTAAATTCCTCAATTTATAATAACAAAACAAGACTATTAATTCCCTCCCCGCTTAATGTTGTTGATTACAATGTTTCTGGCAATAATATCTGGACGATTGATTCCGCGAACGCCAACCCCTATTACCCAGACTCGGGCAAATTAGATTACTATCGCGTCTTAAATATTAACGAAACAGACAAAAACAAATATCAAATCGAGGCTTTACAATACGATATTACTAAGTTTAAGATGATTGACTCTGGATTTAGTTTTGAAGCTACGTCGTCAGCGACCTATACCCAACCCAGCGCACCCGCCAACCTTCAGCTTGTTGAAGAGCGAATAACCAACAACACAACGTCAATCAAATACTCTTTTTCCGCCCCGCTGATTGATAACGTTTCAAGCTGGCGGGTTTTTGTTAAAAATAGCGCGTTTTCAGTAGATGACGAAACAACCTCGACTTATATCTTAGATACTTTACCACTAGAAACTCATAATGGCCTATATATCCCCCCAGAAGATGGAACTTACCACTTTAGGGTATATGGACTAAGTGATAATAATATCTTATCCAGTGATTATGCCTCAAACTCATTAAAAGTAAGCAACATTAACTCAATCGCCGATGCTTTAATTAGTTCCCTTAGATTAAAAGATGATAATGTTTCTGAGTTATCTGGATATAACGCCCCGGCGACTAATTTAACCGGATATTTTTACAATGATAGCCCGACCTTTGTTTGGCAGGCTGGTGTTAACGGAAACCCGGCTTTACCACTAGATTTACAATACAGAATTACCTTTAGGCCACCATCTACAAACAATATACCATCAAAAGAAATCTACTATCAAGAAACCGGCTATCGTACTAGTCTATCTAATCTATCTTATACCTTTGATTTCGCCAAGAACTTTGATTCGATATCTACTAATGGAAACCACGGGCCGCTAAGAAAATTTGACATTGTGGTAGAGGCTATGAACAGCGGCGGTTATAGTTCGGCTGGCGGTAATTTCTCAACAAGCGCCGAAAAAGATGCTCTTTACAATAATCCCTTTGGTTATGATATTTTTAACGCTGAAAATCCACAACCCGGAGTTAGATGCCTTACTGATCCAGATAACGCAAGCGCCTGTAATTCATCAATTTATCAAACCCAACAGTGGCTAACAAACGACGGTGATATTAAAATCCTTTTTACTAAAAATAATTACATTATCCCCCTAGAAGAATGGTTCGGCGATGATTTAGCCGGGTCGGTTCTTTATTATAGCAACTCTCCGTTTAATCACGAGGACATTTTAAGACAAAAAGTCACAATAAACATATTAAAGATATCAAGCAATAACAATCCCTCAGTAGCTAATATTGGCGCGATGGGTAAATCTTTACAATACGTGGCCATCGCCCCTTACGATTCATTCGACCAAGCCTATGAAACGTATTATCCAAATTATCTAGTTACTGGATTAAATGTCTCTAATACCGTAACGGTTAAAAACCTAACTGATAAGGGGTCGTATCGTGCGTGGGCGGGATTCTCGTATTATCTTACTAGATCAGATTACCCGACGGCGGTTAAATCTAAGGAAAATACCTATAATTTTTCCTCTATATCATTTTCAAATATAATAAACTGCCTTGGCGGTTGGGGATCTACGGAATCATCACTTATCGGGGATATGGAATTTACATTCGAGAAACCGCTGTCCAGCAATAATTATACAATTATTAAAGACGGGAAAGTTCTAAATACAGACGCCGCTCCAGTCCAGTCAAATCAAGCGTGTAACACCTATGTTGATGGCGCGATATTCAATAAAAC